ACCTGAAGTACGAATAGCTCCGTCACTAGAAGTAGCATCAGTTCCACCTGCTACAACTACTTTTGAACTTACGTCTAATACGCCTGTAAGGTTGGCACCTTCAGCATCTGTAACGAATTTAGCAACATTGTTATGATAAAGTTCAACTCTATCACCATCATAAGCCTTAATCATGTTTTTAGTGTTAGCACTATTATTGAGTCTGAAATCCGTTGCTCTAACTTCTAATGCTCCTGTGCCAGCATCTTTAATAACACTGTCAGTTCCGTCATGAAAAATTTGTAAATCATCACCAGCTCCAAAATTAGCTTTGACATTATCACCAAAACTTATTTGACCAGTCATCGTGCCACCAGTTTNTAGCTAAGGCGGCGTTAGCGGTAGTAGTTGTAGAAGTTAAAACCCCGTCTCTACTTTGTATATCAATACCATCAACTGTTCCGGCGATTGCTACATTACCACTTGCATCTTCAAACACTGCTTTAGCAGCAGGTTGAGTACAGAATACGTTTTTATCGCCTGCAGAAAAGTTAACAGCATTATTACTATTAGAACTAGAAAGAATAGTTGTACGTGAAAGTGTGTCAGGAGTTGCATCAGTAACAGTACCAATACCTACTTCAAATTCAGCTCCGCCATCAAGCTCAATACAGTAATACGTTGTATTACTGTTACCAATACCGGCAACAAAAGTCTTAAAGCCTTGAACGGCTCCACCGAGATTTATTGTACCCGTACCTGTGCTAGTAGTAGTCTCTTTGACTCTATCATTAAGAACAAGGGCCATTTAAAGTCCTTATCCTAATCTGATGATCTCTGATCCACCACCCGCTGTTGGGAATTGAATTTCAAATGTTCCGTTTGAAGCTGTAAAGTCACCACCGAACGCTAACACAACAACAGCATCATTAGTTGGGCCACTACCATCTTGTCTGTAAATTAATGCACCATTCGCAGTGAATGAAGCATTAGCAAAACTAACATTATCAAAATCAACAAAAGCAGTAGTAGAACTTTGACCACCAGTTACTGATGGATTACCACAAACTTTTCCACCTGCTGTATAAGCAGAGCCGGAAGTGTTAGTTATTTCGTTAGTTGTTACATATTTTAAAGTAGTTGCACCCATAGTTGCTGAAGAAGTATAAAGCGCAATATAGTAAGTTGCACCACCATCGAAATCGTGATTACCTTTTAACAGTTCTTGTTTAAAAACATTTGCTACTGCTTGTGATATTGCCATAATTTTCTCCTATTAAGGGTTTTGAGAAGGTATTGGTATTCTTAAACTACCATCCCTAAACTCATCTCTTCGTTTTTTACCTAATTGTTCTTGAGCAAGTTCTGTAAGCGCTTGTGAAAAAGATTGCTCATAAACTTGTAGATCTTGTGGAGCTTTCAAGAACTTAAATGCTTCACATAAGCAGGCATATAATAAAACTCTTGGAGCGTTTACGCTTACCCAAGTAGTTGCGTTACCGGAACCTAAGCCTGTTGGTTTTTTAATAATTCCGATTTCAAATTTATACACTGAATTTGGGGTTGGTGCAATAGCTAACTGACCCATATCCCAAGTAGAATAATATCTTGGTTTAGCTGAAGAACCTACTTCTGGGGTTGGGTAGTATTCGTTTAAAAAGTCCACATCAACACGAATTAGTTCATGGCGTTCCTTGGTCCCTGAATCGGTGTATAAAGTCACATATCTAATAGTAGCTAGGTCATTAATATCTGGTTTAGTAACATCAGTAGGACTATAACCTGGTAGTAATACAAATCTGTTATTAGCTGCTGTGTTTCCATTTAAATATTCTTTTTGATTATCTAATTCTATGCTTCTAAATATACGGTGTTCAGCATGTTCTATTATATCGTTTATAATAACATCGGTAAGAACCGCTGCATCAGTTTCACAATAATCTAATATTTGTTGTTTTAATTCTGTATATGTGGTCATGTTGATATTTTAGTAATAGACATATTACGTCCTCCAAAATTAGTTATACCACCACTTTCCCAATATTTAAAGCCTTTACCACCAGCAGCTTCAAATTGGTCTACATAAACAAGTCTATCATCAATTAATAATTTGTTAGCACCGCCAAAAGGTCCTTTGTTAAAGTTAGTCGCAAAGTTTAAACTGTTAGGAGCTCTTGCTCCAGTATATCTTGCATTAATCCAAGCTGTTTTTTCATTATTATAAGTAGGCCCTGTTGATAAAACATCCCAGCTACCATTTTTAGCAATAACTAAATCAACTAAAGCATCTGCTTCAGCACGTTTTCCAAGATTAGAAAAGAAGCTACTACCACCAGCAGTAACTGCTTCAATTTCTATTGCAGCGGTTAGGTAATACCAGTCTGGTGCAAGAGGTAAATAACCAGCTGGGCCAGCATAATCAACAACAGCTTGATAATATTCTGTTAGTACTCCATCCATATCAATGTAAACAGTTGTAGTTCCTGGTATACAGTTTGCTGTTAAAAAAGCGGTGATTTGATCATTAGGGTTAAAATCAAAACTATTTGATGTTACCGCAGTAATTGTATGTCCTGTTGCGATATTAATATCATCGTCTTCTATGTGAGAAACTTCTGGATATTCAGGAAAAAAAGATTCGCAGCCATCTATTCTAATAACATCACCTACTTTAAAACCGTGTCCTGGTAAATTAACTGTAATTATTTCACTATCAGTTGGGCCTGCTTGTAAAGCGTTATCCGTTAAAATTTGTGATATAGGTGGCTCTACTCTGTCTGGTCTAGAATTTCTTAAACTTTGTGCATCCCCTCTATGTGATCTAGGTTGCAGTTGAGGATGTTTAGCTTCAAATTCAGATATATGTACTAAAGCACCATTCCATTCTTTAACCATTTCTTTATATGGAAATGCCATACCACTTCTATCAGAAATTGCTAATGCATATTTACCTGTAGAAAAACTAGACATTTGGATAATAAGCCTGTGGGGTTATATGTGTTGATGTAGAAGAACCGTCTTCTGTTAATGCTCTATTCAACTCATCTTCATAATACATTTTTAAAGACTGTGTTAATTGTGGAGCAACTTTTTGTGATAGATAAAAAGATAAACCGGAAACCATGCAAGGAATAAATCTGTAAGGAACATCTGCATTGTTACTATATCCACCAACATCTTGAATTCTTTTTACATAGTAAATAGAAATATCACTAGCGGCAGCGCTAGAGTCAGGAGTTGGATACAATGTAATAGTTATGTTATCTGAAAACCTTTGTACATAGTATTGAGACGGCTGTGATTTAGTAAGTTTATTCGCTAAACTACTGTATGTACTTCTATCTATTTTACTTAGAGAAGAATCCGATTGATTTGTATTACCCCGATTTTGTCGATAAGCAGCTTCTAAAACATCATCTATTCCATAGATACCATTAGGATTAGATGCAGCACTAGTTCCATCTGCAGTTGATCTAAAAAATTTATATTCTGCTTGACCTTCAACTAAATCAATATTGGTATTACCTATTTCCCAATAGTGTAAACCTCTATTAGCCCATTCTTGAAACATTACGTTTAAAGAACGTCTCGCTGATTTTAATTGATAACCACTAACAGAATCTAAGCCTACTCGATTATAGCTTCTTCAATGATGTCATCTATTACAAAACCACTTTCAAAAGTAGTTGTTCCTGATGTTGCCATCTAGCCTCCTAGTTAAATGTTACAGTAACGCCTGGAGTAGCTGTTAGATCTAAAAACACACCTGTCTTAAATTTATACCACTTCCAGGAACAAAAACACTTAGTCCCTCTGTACCAAATTTAAAAGTGTGTGCTGTTCCTGCCGCAGAAGTTCCGTCGTATAACACAACAGTTGAACTTCCTGCTCCTTCTGCTTGAATAGATGTAACTCTACAAGGTCCCGTCACTAATTGACCGTCGGCTGCTAGATGTGCTGTTCTTTGATCTGATGTAAATGATCCACCGCCCATAATATTGTCTCCTTAAAATATGTGGGGCCAAAGCCCCACATTAATTATTTATTAACCTAAGTTATTATCTTGTGCGTAAACAATTGTAACTCTAGTTGTTCCGGCATTAGTAGCCGCTGAAGTAGTTATTGTTAACTTTATATCAGCAGATCCAGTATCAGACCAAGCTAATGCACCACCAGCTTCTGTTGTCGGTCTTTTTTGACCAACAGCTGTTCCTAGTGCAAAAGTATTAACAATTGTAGCAGCTCCACCTACAGTGTCACCAATACTTAAATTGGTTGCACCTGATGCAGCAGTTACAGAGTCTAAAATAACATCTACTATTTGTGAGTTTGCTGGAATAACCATATCAGTTGATCCTGCAGCAATCGCACCACCTGATAAATCAATCAGATGAGTTTGAGACATTAATACTTGTCCTGTATTTTTTACGTTTTTGCCGAGTGTACTACCAGCAGTTTCTTTGATTGTTCCGGCTTTAATAGGACCGGAAAAAGTTGTTGAAGCCATAATTTTTCTCCTAGTTATTTTAGTGTAGTCTCTAGGCCGTCGTCTGAGTACGTCTACACTAAAGGGTTATCTCAGTTCATTAGAACGAAGTATACGCTTTTAAATAATAATATGCAAATAAAAAAGGGGGCCGAAGCCCCCTTAATTAAAGTCTTAAACTAATGCTTAAGCACCTGGAGATCCGAAGATACCTCTAGGATCAGACCAACCGAAGCTGTATCTTTCCCTAGCTTTATATCTCATGTTGCCAGTTTCAAAATCGCCTTCCATAGCAGTTTTGATTGGCGCTCTTACCATGTGTTTCATTCCGTTAGGAACATCAGTTTTAATGAAGAATGCATCATCATCAGTTAGGAAGTTGTTTACCACGTATCCTTGTGGAATCATTCCCATTGATTTCATTGCATTGATATCATTATCAGCTGTGCCAACTCTTAGGGCAGACTTCATGATTCTGTCAGCTACGAACTGCAGGTTTGAAGGTATAATAAGTTTCATACCTTTAGCTGCAATTTTTAAGCCTCTTTCATCAGTTAGGTTGCCAATGTCGATCAAACATTGCTCTAAAGATGTTTCAGAAAGATCAGCCGAAACTAATAATTCATTCACAAATTTTCCAGCAATGGTCGGGTGACCAGCAGCTCTACCAGCAGTTTGACCAGAACATAAAGTTGCTCCGTCGCCACCAACTACGCCAGCCGTAAATGCATTGTTTAATACACTTGCCGCTTTGATCTGTTTTGTGTTAGCCATAGAACGTGCTAATGCTTTCGTATAACGTGTAGAAATTTTGTCATACAAGTTATCTTCAACCGCCTCTTCCGTTAAGCTAAATGCTAACGCAACAGTTTCGTGTTGATATCTTGCAGTAAAAGTTTCTTGTGCGTTATCGTATACGATCGCTGCACCTTCTGCTTTAACAGATGCGTTTTCGAAACCAGATAACATTACTTCTTCTTCAAAAGCTCTGTCACTGTTTTCAGTGTCGAAAATCTCCGTGTGTTGATTTTCGTATTGTTTGTACTCAA